TAGGCGGCGTAAATAACATGGTTGTAATAAAGACGCGTAAAACCGTCGATGATGTGATCTGTAGGATAGTTGCACCTAATTGGCGGGATGTGCTTCGACATCGTATGATAAGTGGTATTGTAAATGACCCGAATAAACTATGGAATCAAAATGTAGAAGCTGGGCACCTTCTACATACGGCTTCTCTTTGTAAACGAGGGACTTTGGCTCAAATACCACTTAAAGATAAAGTGTTTATCTATCTACTGTGCTTTGTTATGTGGAGAATGTTTGGGAAATCACTCCTTACTGATTCTGAGTATGCAGTATTAGCGAAACATCTTTTCAGCAGTGTAACACTTAGTAAAATAGACTATGATGGGGCAGTGCCTCTAGCGCACAGGATGTCTTTTATATTCGATGTTCCTAAGTATGCTAAGGAGTATCGTAAGGCTGGTTCTATGCCTATTCCTGTGGCTAAAACAATAGTCCCGATTAACAAGATAGTAAACAAACAACGACTTCGTAGAATAAAGTTAAAGAAGTAAGTTGCCGTCCGGGCTATAACCGGTTATAGTATCCTCAACCTTCTTACGAGGATATTCACGCCATGATCACATCGAGCACCAAACAACAATCAGGCGAACCTGTTACGGCGACTAACCAAGAGTCTGTAACGCAACAGCCGCGTGAACTTGTAAGGCGTAGCTTTTCAAAATCATTTGGTAGATTTGTTCGATCAGCAGAAGAGCAGCCTAACCTTGGGGTTACGGAACTGGTAAACGATCTTCTCGAACCCGAAAAAATTATGAAAGGGCTATTCGGTTTTAATGATCTTTCGAGTTTTGGACAACCGGCTCCATCGGGAAGTTTTTCGATTGATATACAACATGCTGGTTTAGGAATAAAACAGGTTGTGCAGCCTGTCTTTTCTTTCAAACAATTGTCGCACTTGTATCTCACTTCGACAACCCTGCGTGAATGTATTCAAGCCTATGTCCGAAACATTGAATCCTATGGACACCGTATTGAATACATTGGTCCAGAGGGGAAAAGGGAAAGTCGTGTAGCTAAGGCAGAGAAAGCAAGAATTGATTCTTTACTTGCATCCTTGGTTCAAAACGGTGAAACTGTAACCGAGGCGCGAGAGAATTCTCGAATTGATAAGGAAGTTATAGGCGCTAGAGCTTTTGAGGTAATGGAGGATACGGCTGGTCGTGTCGTCGGGATTAAGCGTATTCCAACAAACACACTACTGATGACTCGTTTGGATAAAGAACAGACCCCTGCTTTACTTTGGAATTCAGTGACTCATAGTTTTCAGATGCAAATGCGGCGTTTTCGCCAATTTATGCAGCGTGATGATGATGGTAAGGCCGTATATTTTAAGGAAATTGGCGATCCACGGCCTATTGATCCTTCTACCGGAGAAGTAAACGAAAATCTTTCGATTGAGGAAGAGGCAACATCTATTTGGTATGATCGTTACTATACCCCCGGTTCATCATATGGCACGCCACAATGGGCTGCGTGCATACCTTCGATGTTGGGTTCTCGTGAGGCCGAAAATGTAAACCTGTCGTTTTTTCGGGATAATGCTATTCCTGCAATGGCCGTTCTTGTAAGTGGGGGTGCTCTTACCGAAGAGTCATTCAATAAGATTGAATCCTATTTCACGCAGGTTAGAGGTAAGGATGCCCAAAACCGCATCGTTGTGCTTGAAGCGTCGTCCGATGTATCCGAGGTTGCCGGGATTGATGGTTCTATAAGTGCCCCTAAAATCGACATCAAACCTATGCTATCCGACCGTCAGCACGAAGGTCTATTCAGTAAATACATTGAGGCCGGGAGCGAAAAAATCAGACAATCGTTACGGTTGCCACCTATCTATATCGGCCATGCTGCCGAGTATAATCGTGCATCCGCATTTGCTTCAATGCAGACGGCGGAGCAGCAAGTTTTTATTCCAGAACGTCTTTCTTGGGATATGTTTATGAACGATGTTGTGCTCGCGGGGCATGGTTTTACTTATTGGAAGGTGTCATCTGTTCAACCAGCCTATAACGATCCACAGGAAACGGCACAGATGCTTACTGTGCTTGGAAGAGAGGGGGCACTTACTCCGAATATTTGTATTCAATTATCGAATCGTTATTTGAATACAGACATCGAATCAGTGCATAAGGATTGGGGGGATATGCCATTTGCGGTTACGTTGGCTGCATTGGCCAGTGGCTCTAAAATCGACGGTTTCGAGTATACGATGGAAAAATTGGCTACTGCGGCTACAGGCACCGACACTACCGACCCTGCTACCATTGATACGACAGTAAATGAACCAACGGATAGTGAAGCAATTGTTACCAAGAATGCCATTGCAGCCTTACTTGAAGATGTAGCAGAACTTGGTTCTAGGGCGGCGCAGACGTTTGAACACGTCTCCTGATTCACTATAACCGGTTATAGGCGGGGATTCGAATGCACGTAGAACATATCATCAAGAAAGCAAATGCGGGTTTGTCCGATAAGATTCCTTGCACTTTGCAGTATCGGATAATCAAAATTGATCTTGATCAGCAATTGGTTATGGGTGTTGTCTATTCGCCGTGGATTTTGGATAGCCATGGTCATTATATGTCAGATACTGAGGTTGAGAAAACAGCACATGCTTTTCTTATGGCGGGGCGTCAGAATCAGGTTGATGTGATGCACGATAATCGTGTTATCAATGCTATGGTGGTAGAAAGCTACGTTGATCGTATCGGTTCTGCCGACATACCGGCAGGATCGTGGGTTGCTACTACAAAAGTCCATGACAAACAGGTATGGGATCGTATTAAAAATGGCGAACTAAACGGGTATTCGATGGAAATAATGTCTTATATGGTTAAGCATAAAGCAGAGATTACTTTCGATGCTTGGGTGCTAGGAGAGACGCAACCCGATCCTTTTGATGGACATACGCATATCTATCTGGTAAAGATGGATGATAAGGGAAACCTTGAAAGGGGCTTTACCAGTAAAAACGGCCCAGATAATCATCGTCACACCATTAGTCGGCTGTCTGTTACCGACCCTTACAACAATACTACCCACCGTTTCATCGTTTAGAGGGACTCGGTATGCTGAAACCAAAGCGCAAAAAGTTTGTCCGCACCGTCACCGCCTTGGTTGACGCTGACCCTACCTATGTTTCAATCGTGTCGGCTGGTGCGAATGGCTTGCCCTTCAATGTAGTCAAACAGGAGAATTCCACCATGGGCATCAAGATCAAACCCCGCAAAATCACTGATAATGTGGTTGTTGCAAAGAATCCGGTAATGAAAAATGCCAACAATCGTGTAGGCAAAGCCAAGGAGTCTATGGCTGAACCTACTGCTGGTGATCGGGTGATCATCAAATTCCTTTATTCGAAGGAGGACTTCGAAACCGAAGAGGTCGTGCGAGAACACCTCGATAAATCGGACTTCGAAGGTGATGTAACTATTACCGAGGAAGATGATCAGTTTGTTGTGTCGAATTCAGGAATCGACATTACCCGAATCGTTAAGCAGGCAGAGGTAGAAGCAGACCCCGGTGTCATTGCTGTTGTTGCAATGCTCAAGGCTGAATCTACGGATGATGCCGGTGACGTTGCTACCGACGACAATGTGGCTGACGATGAATCGGTTGCTGACATCACCGCAGAAGAAGAAGAGGATGATGCTATGGCAGAGTCGTTACTTTCTGCTGATGTTGTTGTAAAAGATACCAAGGATGACAGTGACTCGACGGAGGTTATCCAAAAGACTACTGATGATGCCACTACTCAAGTTAAGTCGAAAAAAGCACTGTTCCTTGCTGGACTTACTGCTGAGGTGGTGGCAGAATCTTCTGAGACAGAAGAGCAGAAGTTGCAGAAATTCGATTTCTGGGCGGCTTACGATGACTCTTCTTCGGACTTCATGACTCTTTTGAAAGCCGGGAGCGGGGATGGTGCCGCACCGGGTTTTGAGGATGTGATGTGGTTATTCGGTCAATCTGTCCGTAATGCTCTTGCCAGTGATACTGCACCGGATACGTCCATCAAGAAAAGTGCTGATGACTTCCTTACGGTTGTTGTTGGAATGCACAGCTTGTTCTCCAATATCATCAATGCCGATATTGAGGTGGTTGCAAAAACCGACAAGAACAAGGCAGACGGTCTGATGAAATGGGCTAAGTCATTTGGTCGGTCTTTGGTTGAAGATATTGCACAAGGTGCAACACTTTCAGTCAAAGCTGCTGAGTCTGCGCCTGTTATTGATGCTGGTATCTTTACGAAAGCCTTGGCAGATGCCCTAGCCCCACTACAAGCAGATGTTGAGGCGGTTGTGAAGACTGTTGACAAATTAAGTTCTCGGCGGCAGATTTCCAAGGGTATCGACCCTGCCGATGCCACTACGTCAGAAGGCACGAAGATTACTACCATTACCAAGAAAGAGGCTGATCCCGCTGCTGTTGCATCTGCACAACGTATCGCAAGATCAGTTTTTGCTGCCCGCTAACAAGTTCACCCATCCGAAAAGGAACCCAAGATGAATACCAAATCCCTGATTAAAAAGGCAGATGTTGCCTTGCAAGACTTGTTCAATGGCGGCCTGATGCAGCCTGAACAGTCGGATCGTTTTGTGCGAATCATGATGGAAGATTCCCCCTTCCTGTCGCGTATTCGCCAAATTCCAATGGCTCGCCCGCAGCTTGTTATCAATAAGCTGGAACTTGCCGACCGTGCATTACGTGTCGCGAATCAGGGAGCTATCTCGTCTCCCAACGGCGCTGATTTTGGGCAACGTGCCCTTTCACGTGCTGATCGCACCAAGGTTACCACTTCGAAAATCGGCCTGAATACTTTCGAGGCTATCGCCGAAGTTAACCTACCGTTCGAAGTATTGGAAGACAATATTGAGGGCGGCGCAATTGACAATACGACTTTCGAGGAAACCGTATTGTCAATGCTTGCGGAACGCATCCGCAACGACATCGAAGACCTCTGCATCAACGGCGATGTTTTGTCTCTCGATCCCTACTTGTCGGTGCGCGATGGTGTGTTGAAGCGTATCACGTCTAATATCGTGAATAATGCGACCGGCCCCATTGACGCTATTTTGATCAAGTCGATGCTTGATACACTCCCTGACAAGTATCAACGTCTTCTGCCACGAATGGTCCTGTTCGCGTCGCATAACCGTGTTCGGGATTATATGCTGCAAATCGCCATGCGGCAGACTAACCTTGGTGATACTGTGCTGATTGGCGGGGGGCAAACCGGCGGGCCTGCGGCTGGCACTGCAACGTTCTCTCCGCTTGGTGTTCCAATGATTGGCACTCCGAGTGTTCCGAATGACCGAGCACTTTTGATTGATCCGCAGAACTTCATTATGGGTGTTCAGCGTCAAATGCGGATTGATTATGACACCGATGTTCGTGAACGTGTGCTGATTATCGTCGTGACTATGCGGTTCGATATTCAGGTCGAACAGGAGGATCAGGCTGTTCGTGCGTTCGGTATCGGTAACTATTCGCCGGTGTAATACGATTGTATCTAAGGGGGCGGGCTTAGGCCCGCTCCTTCACCGTCTATCGGCTACCCATCCTATCAGACAGTGAAAACCTTTTACTTGGAGATACAAAATGGCAATTGCCAAAAACACTGGTGCTATGCTTACCTTAATTCGTGGGCGCAAGTATACACTTATCCACCCGTTTGATCGACGTAGCGGTGCCTACCAGTTTGAAAAGGGTATCCCATGTCGGGTTACAGACCCGGATGTTATCGAATTTGCGCGCGGTCTCGTAGATTCCGTTGTTGACGGGGATGGGTCAGAAATCAATAAACCTATGTTCAGTATTACCCCAATCATTGCAGGTAACAATACTGATGGCGCTAATGTTCGTCCAGTTGTTCGCGCTCGTAGGAAACTTTGATCGGTTTATAACCGGTTATAACGGAGGAATAGGGCATGTTGCCTACTCGTCTTTGCACCGTTGAAGCAGTAAAGCATAAAGGTAATATCAATGTTGCTTATGAATATGACGATTCTGGACTTGTTCTAGCTATCCGTGCAGCCACTAGGGCCATTTTTGTGGCTACTCGTAGGAAATGGGAACTAGGAGAGTATATCGAACGTATTCCGATTCCACGCGCCGTTGTGCGTGGATCGGTTCGTATTTGGACGGGGGTTCAGCCGATATGGCTATCCCCCGTCGCCCCAGTTATTTCATTTTCAGAATCCTTCTCTTCGATTGGTTCTATAATTGTAAGTAGTTCATATGAAATTGAACCTGCTACAGGCCGTATTGATATTGATCCGCTTGTGTTTTCCAGTCTTAATCCATATATTGAGGGGCATGGTTTTATCAGGATTTCATATGTAGGTGGAATCGGCTCTACGGAAACCGATGCTGATGTATTTGATGCACCAGACGATCTTGTGCAGGCATGTGCAATGCAAGCATCATTCATGTATGATCGCACTATCAATAGTAATGTTGGCGTGAAGCAATCTTCTGGTAAAACCGGCGCAACAACCTATACACAATATACCAATGGACTTGTTCCAGAGGTTCATGCGCTTGTATCGCATTATATCCGACCTTTGACAGGTGGATGAATGACTCGTGCAAGCAACTCACGATTAATTGACGTATCATTAGGGTCATTAGCTTCCCTGCGGTATGGCGGTCTTCGTAAAAATAAGATAAGCGCCAGAATCGAGACTATTGCTGCTCGTGAAATGAGGCAAACACTGAAAAGTTTTTTGGCTGATGCCATGATTGATGCACGTGCGTCTGGCGGACCTTATCGCACAGGAAAAGGGATTGGAGCCGCTATCGCTGGCGCTCGCGCATTCGGAACCAATTTTTCTCAATTACGTGGTCATATTATTGCGCCTTCCTATATGGCGGCACATAACACAGGCGCGACCATCTCACCTAAAAATAGTGAATGGCTTGCAGTTCCATTACCAGCAGCACAGAGGGCAGACGGTTCTCCCAAACTTCCGGGGCCTCGGTCATGGAAGTTGCACGGGTCATTTATTTGGAAATCCCCAAAAACAGGAAAACTTTTGATCGTAAGGAAACCTACTGGCAGCACAGCACTAGAGTTTCTTTATGTATTGGTGCCCTCGGTTACATTATCCAAACATCGAGGTTGGGCAGATAAGGCATGGAGTAAAAAGTTACCTCTGCTTATTTCTGTATGGGATAATATAGTAGCTTCGCATATGTCTCCATCAATGGTAGACGAGGCGTATACTGCCGGTCTCGAAGGTAATAGGAGTTGATAGTAAATGCCACCGATTCAAGTGTTCAAGCCGGGGCGTGCTCCTGTATCCGTAGCAGGTAAAACGATTCGAGAAAAGATTTTAGATCAAATCGAATCACTAGCTAAAGCGATGTCAGAGGGAGGCTCCCCTCTTTGGCTTAACGTGTTCAAAGGGGATACCTCGGAATTCGGGAACGAGAATGCCCCGTTTATCGGAATAGAAGAGGGCGAAGAGATAATAGTCGAGATGTATGGTGGGCGGACTATTAAAGAGTTACCTATTATATTTACGTTCCGATGGCCCGGTGGGAAGGGTATGGACGCGGCGGCTGCTTACAAGTATTATCTTGGTAAGATACAAACTGTCTATTTACCGATGCATGAGGATGATACTGAATATCCTTATGTCAGAGATATGCGGGAAGATAGTAATAACCCGGCCTACCTTACCATCGAAGACACCTTCCCCGGAGGTAGTGTGGTTTTCGTTTTACAGTATGACCATGCCCGGAATGACCCGTATAAACTGGCCGGTGAAGCGTAACTGGCTACCCAACCGAAAGGAACTTAAAGATGCACGATATGCCCAAGCGCATCTATGTCGAACGCACTGCCGTTCTCGCCAAGATCGAGTCAGTCCGTGGCACAGATGCAGTCCCGACTCCCTCTGTTGACGCTCTTCTCGTCGGCGGGGTAGAATTGTCGCTCGATCCACAGATTCTTACTCGTGATGTGTATCGTCCGTCTTTCTCGCCAACTTCGGGTGAAGTTGGTCGAAAGCCATTCAAGTTAACGTTCAACCATGAAATCAAGGGTTCTGGTGATGCTACGGTGCGGGCACGCCTTGGAACGCTTCTTCGTGGTTGCAAAATGCGTGAAACACTTGTTACCACAGGCGCTGCAACTCAGATTGAAGACCCCATTATCACTGGTATTGCCCAAGGGCCGGAAGTTTCATGGGCAAAGACTGCTGCACCGACGCAACGCTTTGGCTCATATCTTGTTCGCACTGTAGCTGGTGGGGCTTCGGCTGCGGCGAAGATGCAGGTGTTTCGTTGGAATCAGTCCGATCAAGATGCTACGGTTATGTGGTCCACTCGTCACGATGCCGTGTATGATCACTTTGGGGTGACTACCCTTACAGTTAACTTGGCCGACGAGAATGCCCCTGTCTTTACCGTAGGAGGCACCGCAACTCTTGGAGATTCGGTGTATGCGGTTATCGGTGGTATGGTGTTCAAGCATACGGTAGATGCGACTGATATGGCCGCAGCTATTGGTGCCCCGCGTCTGGCAAGTATTGCTACTCGCCTCGCTGCGAAGATTGATGCAGAACCTCTGCTTACTGCATCTGCTGTTGCCGCCGCAATTACTATCGGATTCGTTGCATCGGCTGGAGCAGTTACTGTGACATCTGGGACTACGGCTATTTCGCTCGGTGATTCCGGGGCAAGCATTACTCCGACTTGGGCAGGTAACCTCGTGCTCGGTCAATCGTGGATCGTGCAGCTTTACGAAGAAGGTTACATGTATCTTCCTCTGTCGGATGACGAGCTTGCGGATACTCTTACGCTGCATACCTATATTGACGGTCAGGTTTACATTATGACTGGTGTGCAGGGCACGGTTACTTTTACCGGGACTGCCGGTGAATATGGTTCCGCCAAATTCGAATTTACTGGGCAATATTCGGAACCCAAGGTGCAACCTCTGCCAGCTACATCTTTGCGCTATGAACTGACCAAACCCCCAAAGGTTGAAGTAGCACAACTTTCCATCCATGGCTCGCAGGATTTCTGCGCAGAGTCGTTTACCATCACTCTTGCTAACGATATTACAGATCGACTGTGTATCAATGCTGCTGATGGTTACGCCGGTTCTGAGATGTCTGGACGTAAACCTACCTGCACCGTCAACCCGGAAGGGACGCTTGAGGTTTACAGTCGGATGTGGGGTGACTTCGCCTCTGGTGAGGAAGTTCCTGTCCATCTTCGTGTTGGAAAGAATGCAGGGAATATCGTGCGATTTTACATGGATCGTGCATCGTATACAGGTTTATCCATGAGTGACCGGAATCGTGTGCAGGTGCAGGAACCGGCATTTCAGTTGAACGGGGTGTCCGAGTTTGGGGATGACGAGTTAAGAATCTGTATGCCGTAATCATATGCCCTATGTCACTTCATCCTAAAGAAAAAGGCGGGGTAATTCCCGCCTTTTTCACAATAACCGGTTATAACGAGGTCATCATGGAACTCGCAGTATACCTTGTGATACTTCCCACTGGACTTGTTACGGATGATGGCGTAGAGTCTGTTATAGTGCTAGACGTGAAGCTAACCTATGCCTCGGCACAGATAGTTGCTAAAGAGTATGACGGGGCAAGGATAGAGAAGCGAAAAGCCAATAAGTCATTATAACGCCAAGCAGTAGCCAAGGAGGCAACATCATGGCAGTTCACGGTCTTTCCCTTGCAGAGGGTGAACGATATATCCTGAAATCTGATCCGGCCCACCCTGATAATGTGAAGCAGGAATTCGAACGACGTTCGAAAACCGCCCAGACTCAGGAAGAGCGTGATGAGATTCTTGCATCTGTCGAAAAATCCGCAGGGAAGCCTACTATCTTTATTCTCGGTAATCTTCTTCACGAAGATCGGGTATTTCTCGGCGATCTTACCGGCGGCATGGAACAGACGCCGCAAGGTATGTTTCGTATGACACCGAAGAATACAGCCAAAGCGTCGGAAGCTGTTCGAAGAGCATTGCGGGGCTGGGAAAACTTTCTTGATAATGCTGGTAATACGATTGGCTTCACGACAGCGCCGGGAGCGGGCGAACGTGGTCAACCTCGGTCGTTTGTATCGCCCGAATCTCTTGGCTTTTTGCATCTTGATATTATCAAGGAATTGTCTTCCCGCATTCTCGAAATAAATGGGGTAACGGGTGACATCGAAAAAAAGTTGCTTTCTGCTCTGCGAGCGGAATCCGGGCTTCCTTTACCGGATGGAATTGCAACAGATGCACAGACCGAGACAAGCAGCAACGTGGTTGCGGAAAACCAAGTGTAAGAGGTCGATACTGGCAACTTACTAAAATTGATAACGAAGAGTGGCAGGATACTTGCCCTCTTTATCCAATCAAGCAGGACGGTGGTCTATTCTGGTCTGATTTGGTTCTAACCTACAATGCCTACGAAAAGGGCATCCTACCAGAACCCGGAGGACTCGGCTCACAGCCCATAAAGTTCCTTCCTATGATGGCTTTGATTAGTTCCCGCACTAATGCGGAATCAGAAGCAGAGCGGGAACGGATGCAGGGAGATAGTAGTGGCGGAGGAAAACGGTCTCTTACCGAAGAATACTTGGAACAAATGTGGGGGCATGACGATCCACTGACAGCCGTCGATCTTGGGAAAGATGATTCTAAGGTTCTTTCCCCTAAAAACCCAATTAGGGACGGTATCAGCCCAGATGGTCATGCCGCAGTTCCGGGGCTTATAAAGCCTAGGACAGGTATCGGAAGGAGATAGTAAATGTCCGAAGGCAGAGCACATCCTCGCGGTGAGCAATTCTCTTCTATGAATTCTCAGCTATCACAAGCAGTTGGGCACTTTACTCAGCTATTGTCTAGCGCAACAGCCTTCGGTCAAGCAGTAAACCAATTCAGAACACTTGAACAGCAGCTTGCACTTACGAATGCTGCGGCTGGCGGGACATTAACGACTTTTCGTCAAATGGAGAGTGCTGCACGTAGTTTTGCCTTGGCAACTACAGCTTCTGCACAGAGTGCGGCATCTGCCCTGTATTTCCTTGCACAAGCAGGTTTTACGGTTGAACAATCCTTGAACGCCCTATCAGGGGTTATGATCCTTGCACAAGCTACAATGCAGGATGTTGGGTTTACTTCTGATCTTATCTCGTCGTCCCTCAGAACTTATAACCTGACTTCGCTTGATTCGATACGTGTGGCTAACCTGTTCGCGGCTGCACAGGTAAATTCGTTGGCATCGCTCGATAAGTTGGCTTTTTCGCTTCGTCAAGTTGGCCCCGTTGCCTCTGCTATGGGGCAAGAGATTGAAACGACTACGGCTTATCTTGCAGAACTATATAACGTAGGTCTACGTGGTGAGCAGGCCGGGACCGTTTTGCGTAACGTTATGGTGCGGTTGGTTGATGTTCCGGCTTCTGCTAAGGAGGTATTCAATAAATACGGGATTTCCGTCAGGACTGCTACGGGCGAACTCCGCAGTCTTGAGGATGTTCTTATAGATATAGGTAATGCAGGTATTAGTGAATCGGAGGCTGTAAAAATATCCGGTGTTGAAGCCCTTGCGGGCTTTCTTACGTTAGTCGAATCTGTAAAAAAGGATGCGTCAAACACGAGTAGCTTTGAACGACAATTGGGCGCTATTTCAGGGACTGCCAAGGCTTACGAGATGGCCGCAGCACAGCTTGATACCCTTAATGGTTCTTTGTTACTTGCTAAAAACCATATGAATGATCTTGCTATTACTGTTGGTAAGGAGTTAGCCCCCTATATAGTTTTGGTGGCAGACGCAATAAGTAATCTAGTTGATTCATTTAATGCACTTGACGATTCTACAAAACAATTAATTGTCGGTATCGGACTTTCTGTTGCGATGGTCCTAACATCACTTGCAGCATTCAAGGCTCTACAGCTTATCGTGTTTCCTTTACTTAATGGATTTGGTAAATTTTTCGGTTTGTTTGCGTTGGGGTCAGCAGATGGTGCTAAAAAAGCAGGATTGCTTGTTCGTGCTTTTAAGACACTAGGCACTGCTATGCGTTGGGTATTTGCTGGTGCTATGATTTCCAGTATTACCAATATTGGTTCTGCTTTAACTGGTGTAACCGCCATAGCTGGAAGATTACTTCTTTCACTTAATCTTATAGGATTAGCACGATTCGCACCATTGCTTGCTGGGCTTGGTGCTGTTGGATTAGCTATAGCCGGTGCTGGTGGGCTTGTTTATGCAATCTATAAAATCGGTAGTGCATGGAAGGAACAAACTCGTATTACAGAAGAAGAGGTTGCACGTCAACGTGCCGCTATTCTTGAATCAGCGGGGATAAGTAATACCGAACTTGATAATATTTATGGTCGTATAAGTAGGCGAGAAGCCACTATTGATTTGGCTGGTGGGTTATCTGTTATCGACCAAACAAGTCTGTTCAGGGGTATTATTGATGAGACGAATAATGATATAGAACAACTTAAAGAGCTGAAGGCTCGTTATGAAGAACGCACCGGAACTATTATTGACCTGAAAAGCATTATTGATGAATCCCAACAAGTTACAGTTGACTTAAAAAATGTGAATACGCAGGCCGCTAATGCGTGGGTTACCGCATTAGCCCCATTGTTTGGTTTATTTGCTCTAAATTCTACCAAAGCTATTAGCGAAGCTGTCGCGACCTCTCTTATTGAGTCTGATCCTGATAAGGCTATTGCTTTATTACAAAAGCAGCTTACAGACAGTAACGATCTATATGAGAAGGTGCGGGGGTGGATTGAACAACAGTTCTCGCCCGAGGCTTTATCTTCTATTGAAAAAGAACTCTCTTTGTTCCTAAACCGGAAAAGGGATGCAGAAGCACAATTAGCTGAGTTGGAAAGAGCAGGAAAATTCTCGGGGGATACATATGATGAATTAAAGAATATTATTGCAAGTTCTGATGCAAGCATTGTCGCTGCAAGAAAGCAGCTTGATCATATTGGATCAGGTATAGGTAATGATCTTACGTCACAGATTCTTAAAAGAGCTATCATTGATCGTAATATACTTGATGCTAGTCTTAAGGCTGCTTTGGAAGATAATGTTATTTCGCCCGAAGAGGGTGCATTACTAACTGATCTTCAAAATAACCTGAACAAACGAAATGTAGCTTTATCCGAAGAATTAGGAAATACGTTTACGGCAGCACAAGAAAATCTGTTCGAAATCCTAAAAGCGCAGAATTTAGTGCAGGGTCAATCGGCAGAGGGTAAGGCCGCTTTTAGTTTGGCAATAACTAATCTAGTAGGCCAAATCATTAATGTAGAAGACCCTGAAAATGTTCCTATTGAGGAAATTTTTGGTTCTGAATCTGATAGATTCAGAAAATTTTTGGATGCTAATAAAGATTCGGCAATAACCGCTTTAATGGATATTCTGCTTAAGGGCGATGGCGATTTCAAAGACAGCTTGTTACGTTTAGTGGCTGAACTGAATGCAAACGGGCATTCTGCACCGCCAGAATTGTTAACTTATATCGAAAGGATGACGACCAAGCCTATTCGTGAACTTACTGTGCAGATACAGGCTAATAGAGCCAAGATGAATCTTGAGATTGCTAGATTCAAGAATGAACTTGACCTTACAAAAGCCGATATTGCTGATAATCTTCCCGGAGGTATTGAAGCGGAAAGCACAAAAGCAATTCTTGATACGATTGATGGATATAAAACGCAAGTCGAAGAGATTGCTAAAA